GAAAAGGCCCCGGGGCCACAGGGTGTCCCCGTTCAAATTTGGACGGGGGCGTGCCCCCGGCACCCCCCGGGGCGCCGCCGTTCCCGCCGGCACCGCGGCAGGGAGGGCGTGATCTCCATGGCGCGCGCGCGGAGCAAGCGGAAGACGCATCCGAACCAGCTGACCCTGGACCGGTTCTTCGAAATCCCCAAGACGGCGGAACCCCTCCCGGGCTCGCTCGATATTTCCTCCCGGCTGCGCAATTCCCTCAGGCTCGCCATCCGGCAAAGCGGCAAGGACCGCATCTTCATCGCCGCCGAGATGACGGCCCTGGTGTTCGGCGACGCCGGCGAGGGCGAGATCACCAAGTCGCAGCTGGACAGCTGGACCGCCCCGTCGCGGGACGGCTGGCGGTTTCCCGCCGAATACCTGCCGGCCTTTGTCAGGGCCACCGCGGCCTATTGGCTGCTCGACCATCTCGCCGGCTTCGTGGGCTGCAAGGTGCTGATGGGCGAACAGGCGGCCCTGGCCGAAGTGGGCGCCCTGGAAATGCAGAAGGAAAAGCTGGAGCACCGCATGCGCCAATTGAAGAACTCGGTCGGGCCCGCCGCGCTGAAGGCCCTGCTTACGGAGGCCGGCCGTGGCTGAATGGCTCTCGGCGCTTGAACTTGCGGGGCTGCCAGGGGTGCCCGGCACGCGCAACAAAGTGAATGACCTGGCCAAGAGTGAAGCCTGGCTGTCGCGCCCGCGCCAGGGCCGGGGCGGCGGCCGCGAGTATCACGTTTCAAGCCTTCCCGAAGAAACCCGCGCGGCGCTCGGCCTGGCCCAGGTGGCGGCGCTCACGGCGTCGCCGGCATCGCCATCCGCCGCCAACGCCAACAGGCCCGCGCTGCTGCCGCCGGTCCCCAAGGGCGGGGACCGCAAGGCGGCCGCGCGGCTGGCCGTCCTGGCGGCGGCCGGCGCGTTCATCGCCGGCGGCGGCTACGGCGTCAGGGCGGGCAAGGAAGCGTTCTGCCGCGCCTACGGGGCGGGCGAGGTTCCGGTGGAACCCTGGGTGCGGGAGATCGTCCCGGGCGTCAGCCCGCGCACCCTCGACAACTGGCGCAATCACGTGGACGGCAAGAGCTACGACGCCCTGGCGGACCGCCGGGGCCGGCACCGCCGGGGCACCGGGGCCATCGACCGGACCCCGGCGCTGCGCGATTACATCGTCGGCACGCTGGCGCAAATCCCCCATGCCAACGCGGCGCAGATCCACATGCTGGTCGAGAACTGGCTCGACGGCACGGACGAGGACGTGCCCAGCGTCCACGTCATCCGGCGCTTCGTGAGGCAGTGGAAGGAAGACAACGAGGCGGTGTTCCTGGCTCACCGCGATCCCGACGCCTTCCGCTCCAAGTTCGGCGCCGCCTTCGGCAGCGCCAGCGCCGGCGTGACGGGCCCCAACCAGGTGTGGGAGCTGGACAGCACGCGCTACGACGGCCTGTGCGCGGAGGTGCTGTGCCCGAACGGCCGGCGCTACGCCATCGTCGGCTGCATCGACGTGTGGTCGCGGCGCACGAAGTTCCTCGTCGCGCCGACGAGCTGCGCCACGGCGATCCTGTTGCTGTTGCGGGTCTGCATCCTGGATTGGGGCGTGCCCGCCCTGGTCAAGACGGACAACGGGTCCGACTACAAGAGCAAGGCGTTCGTCCGCGGCCTGGTCAGCCTGGGCATCGGGCAACGGCTCTGCCCGCCCTACACGCCGGAAGGCAAGCCCCATGTGGAGCGCGTCATCGGCACCATGCTGCATCAGTTGGCCGAGATCATGCCGGGCTTCATCGGCCACAACGTGGCGCAGCGCAAGGAGATCGAGAACCGCAGGTCCTTCGCCGAGCGCATGGAGAAGAAGCGGCCCCAGCTGCGGCCCATCGAGATCGCGCTCACGGCCGAGGAGCTTCAGGCGCGCCTCGACCTGTGGTGCGACACCGTCTACGGCCGCCGGCCCCATGGCGGCCTGAAGGGCGTCAGCCCGTTCGAGAAGGCCGCCACCTGGCGCGGCCCGGTTTCCCGCATCGCCGACGAACGCGCCCTGGACGTGCTGCTGGCCGAGGCCCCGGGCGGCGACGGCATGCGCCGCGTCACCAAGCGCGGCGTCAAGGTCGGCGGCGATCACTTCATCGCGCCGGAGCTCGTGGCCTACGCGGGCGCGCGGGTGCAGGTGCGGCTCGATCCCGCCGACATGGGCCAGGTCCTGGTCTACGCGGCCGAGGGCGACGGCCGCTTCGTCTGCGTCGCCCGCAACGCCGAACTGCTGGGCGCCGACCGCGCCGCCGTGGCCGTGCAGGCCAAGAGGCTGCAACGCCAGATCGTGGCCGAAGGCAAGCGCGAGCTGAGCCGCGCCGCGCGCGCCGCCTACCGCGACGGCGACGTGGCGAAGCGCCTGCTCGGCAACGCCGCCGAGGCGGCCGAGGTCGTGGTCGCCATCCCGGCCCCGGCCGTCGCCCACGCGACCCCGGCGCTGGACGCCGCGGCCGACGCGGCGCGGGTGCTGGACCGCCGCGGCCCGCCGGCGGCGCCCCTATCGGACGCCCTGCGCGCCCGGCGCGAGGCCCTGGCCGCCGAAATGCGCGCGTCCGCGCCGGCCCAATCGACCACTTCCAGCGACCGTCGAAACCGCTTCGAACGGGCTTTGAAGATCGAGGCCGCGATCTCCCGGGGCGCCCCCGTGCCCGACGCGGATTGGGACTGGCTGCGCGGCTACCAGCAGACCCCCGAATACCGCGCGCAGAAGGGCATCCACGACGACCTGCGCGGGGGCGCCTTGCGCGTCATCGCCTGACCGAGTTCAACCGGGCCGCCGGGGCAAAGGCGGGCCGCACCACGAGAGGAGACCGTTCATGACCCGTAAACCCATGGAGACCAACGGCACCATCGCGCCGCTGACCAACGTGGCGCTGTTCGCCGAACTGATCGAGCGCGTCGCCAACGCGCCCCGCCACCTGCCCCGCATGGCCAGCTTCACCGGGTTCTCCGGCTACGGCAAGACGGTGGCGGCGACCTACGGCGCCAACAAGACGCGCGCCCGCTACGTCGAGGTCGGCGAAAGCTGGACCAAGGCCAAGTTCTGCCGCGCCCTGCTGACCGAACTGGGCGGCGATACCCGGGGGACCGTCGCCGACATGGTGGACCGCATCATCGAGACCCTGATCACCAGCACGGCGCCCCTCATCATCGACGAGTTCGACCACGTGGTGCGGCGCGGCTACATGGAGACAGTGCGCGAGATCCACGACAAGTCGAACGCGCCCATCATCCTGATCGGCGAGGAACTGCTGCCGCTGACCATCGCCGGCAAGTCCGAACGCTTCCACAACCGCATGTTGGATTGGGTGGCGGCCGAACCGGCGGACGCCCACGACGCCCGCGTGCTGGCCGGGTTCTACTGCCCCGACCTGACGGTCGAGGACGATCTTCTCGACCTGATCCTGAAGACCAGCGAACGCCGGGTGCGGCGCATCTGCGTGAACCTTGAGCGGGTGCGCGAGTTCGCGCGCACCGAGGGCCTGAAGAAGGTCGGCCGCGAAACCTGGGGCGACCGCGCCCTGTTCTCCGGCCTGGCCCCGAAGGCGAGGGCCGTCTGATGGCGCGCATCCCCGTCGACGTGATGGCGAAGATCACCGTCCGCGTGCCGCGCGGACAGCAGGGCTATTGGGAGATCATCCGGGATTTAGCCCGCAGGCAGGACACCTTCACCTTGCGCGAGGTCGATATGGCCTCCAACGCGCGGAAGGACACGGTGCGCGACTACCTCAAGCGTCTGGCCCGCGCCGGATACGTGAAGGAAACCGGCGAAACCACCGTGACCGGGTCCAAGCTGTACCGCCTGGACCGGGACGCCGGACCCGTCGCCCCGTCGCTGCGCCGCGACGGCACCGAAAGCACCCAAGGCCTGGGCCAGGATCATATGTGGCGGGCCATGAAGATGCTGGGCGAGTTCTCCGTCCGCGACCTGGCCGTCGCCGCGCGGACCGAGACGGTGAGCGTCTCGGTGGAAACGGCGAAGACGTACATCGCCCGCCTGCAACGGCACGGTTACCTGGCCTGCGTTGTCGAGGGAAGCGGCCCGCGCCCGTCAACCTGGCGGCTCAAGCCCTCCATGAATACCGGCCCCCTGGCGCCCATGGTCCAGCGGACCAAGCTGGTGTTCGACCCCAACCTGAAAAAAGTGATGGAGCCGGAAGGGGGTATCCATGAAACCGACTGAACGAAAGGGACGCCGCGGCCCGCTGCCGGGGACCCGGAAGGAACCCGTGGCCCTGCGCAACGCCCACGCCGCCTGGGGGCGCGACCTGCCGGATTGGGTGGAAACCCTGGCGCAGGAATGCGACCGCCCGGGGTCCTCAATGGGCGCCGTGGGAAAGACTGTCGGTTATTCCGCCGGCGTCCTGTCGTCCATCTTCCGCAACAAGTATCCGGGCGACATGGCCCGCGTCGAACGCGCCGTGCGCGGCGCCTTCATGGGCGACACCGTCCAGTGCCCGGTGCTCGGCACGATCCCCGTCAACGAATGCCTGGGCCATCAGGATGCGCCGCTGGTCACCAGCAACCGCCAGCGCATCGAGCTTTGGCAGAACTGCAACGGCGCCGGCCGGGTCCGGGCATGCCCCCACAGCAGCGTCGCGAAAGGACCGAACCATGTGGAGCGATGATCTGAACAACCTGGCCGAGGCCGTCGACGAACTCGCCCGCCTCGGCGGCGCCGGGCCGACGGCCCTGGGGCTGATTTCCGAACGCCTGCGGGCGGCCGGCATGGGCGTCGCCGCCCTGGAAGCCCTGCCGGTTCCTCCGGCCGCGCGGCCGGCGTGCCGCATCCTGCCGGCCGGCGTCGCGGACCTCAACGCCTACCGGCGCGGAGGCGCGCTGTGAGCGGCCACACCAACACGCTGCGCGCCGTCACCTGGCCCCGCGGCCCGGTGCGGGAATTGGGCGCGGTCCTCGGCGCTTGGAAGCTGCGCGACGGCACGACGGTGAACGTGATCGAGGACACGGCCGGCCGGCGGCGCATCTGCGTGACCATCGGCACGGAGGGCAAGGCGCAGCTCCTGATGACACGCGCCGTGACCATCGCCGAGGCCCTGGCCCTGGCCGAAATCCAGTTGAGCAACCAACGCATCCCCATGCCGGAGACGGAGGCCGCGAAGATCGCCGCCGCCACGGTGATGGTCCTGGCCCACGACGCGGGCCGCGCCCTGATGAACGGAGAGGCCGCATGAAGCGCCGCACCTGGTACCGCCTGCGCAACCGCGCCCTGTTCCCGCTCGTGGCCGCCCTGGAATTGCTCCTGGCCGGCGTCGACGCCCTGATCCACCCCCTTCGAAACCTGATGGAGGACGCCCGTGGCGAAACCGACGAAGCATAAGGCCCCGGCCCTGGACCCCAACCTGACCGACCGCGACGCCGTGGCCATGCTGCGCAAGCTGGGAAGCTTGCAGCGGCGCATGGAGGCCGTCGTGGCGCACGGCGCAAGCCGGATCGCCGCGATCCAGGAAGCCACCGACAAGGGCCTGGCGCCGATCCGCGCCGAGGCCGACGAGGTGGAGAAGACCCTCCGGGCCTACGCGGAGAAGCACCGCGAGCGCCTGTGCGGCAAAGGCCGCAAGCTGGCGCGCCTGGCCACCGGCGAGTTCATCTGGCGGAAGAACCCGCCGAAGGTCTCCATCCGCAAGGCCGAGGAAGTCCTGGCCGCCCTGAAGACCCTGGGCCTGAAGCGCTTCGTCCGCGTCAAGGAAGAAATCAACAAGGAAGCCATCCTGGACGACCCGGCCGCCGTCGCCGGCGTGAAGGGCGTCACGGTATCCGCCACCGAAACCCTGGAGATCAAGCCCTTCGCCCTGAAGGAGACGGACGCATGACGGCGGCCGGACAGCACCAATGCCCCGAATGCGGCGCGCGCGTTCGCGCCTACCCGGTGGGCGACGGCTCCGCCGTTGAGATCGCCCGCCACCCCGACGCCGGTGGCCACCCCGGCGACATTTGCGAGGGCACCGGCGAGATCGTGAACATCGGTGACGTGGAGATCGATGGATGACCCATTCGCGGCGCGCCGGCTCGCGCGCCGCCAACTCGGCCTTCGGGGCGGCCCGGCCTCCCCCGTCCGTCCCCCACGGAAGCCGCCCCGAAGGCCACCTTTGCAGCCAACAGAAAGGACCTACGCCCATGACCGCCCCATTGAACCGCAAGCCGTTCATTCCCGCCGTCGGCGTCGAGGCCCTGGCGGATTTCATCGCCCAAGCCCCGGCCGGCGCCGAGGCCGTCTATCACATCGGCAACCTGGCCGAAGCCCGCGTCAGGTCGCAACGCGCCGACCTGGCCGCCCGCGTGGCGGCCCAGGCCGCCGCCGCCCGCAAGGTGTTCCTGACCCAGCGCCCGCATCGCGCCGGCGGGTTCGAATACATCATCAGGAAACGGTGGCCGTCATGCCCGCGCCGCGGCTGATCGACGCGGCCCTGGGCGTGGAGGCCGCCGTGCGCGCCCTGTTCCCCAGCCCGCGCCACGACACGCCCCGTGTCGCGGACCTGCGGGCGGCCGTGGCCGGGGTGCGCCGCGCCGCCCTGGGCGAGGCCCTGGGCGACACGGTACGGGACGCCAGCCCCCTGGCGGTCCTGGAACTGGCCCTGGCCCATTGCCGCGAATTGGGCGTGGCGTCGGAGAAGATCATCGCCGCCACCACGCGTGCCGTGCACGGGCGGGCGGAACCGTCGGCGCCGGCGCCGGCCGCTGCCACCGGGAAGGACGCCGCCGCCGGGGAGGGCCTGGAATGACCGAGAACTGCCCCCTTTGCCTGCAACGCCTGCCGCAAGGCGATGCCGTCGTCGTGACGGTGGAGCCGCCCGCGGTGCGCGTGGGGATGCGGGCCGAAAAGCTGCCGCCCCTCCACGCCGCCATGCTGGAGTGCCTGGCCCTCCGGATGGGCCGCCTCGTCACTCACGGCGACATCGCCGCCTACCTGTGGGCGCCGCGGAACGAACCGGTAAACCCGATGGTCACGATCTATCCCATGGTCCGCGACCTGCGGAAGCCGCTGGGCCGCCTGGGCCTGGAGATCGTCACCATCCACACCCAGGGCTACATGCTGCGGAGGCGGTCATGACCGGCGCAGCGGATGACCGCCGGGCCAGGCTGCAAAAGGCCATCCACGCCAGCCGGCGCAAGCTCGGCCTGGACGACGACACCTACCGCGACCTGCTGGAACGGGTCACCGGTTTTAGATCAAGCAAGAACCTGTCCGTGATGGAGATGGGCCGCGTGCTGGACGCCATGCACGGCCGCTCGGGCGAACGGGCGACGCCGGCCGCCAAGGAGGGCGGTCCCATGGGCGCCAAGATCAGGGCGCTATGGGCCACGCTGTGGAACCTGGGCCTGATCCGCGACAGCTCGGACGCGGCCCTCATGGCCTTCGTCCGCCGCCAGACCGGGCGCGACGCCATCCGCTTCCTGACCGCGCCCCAGGCGTCCCAGGTGATCGAGGCGTTGAACGCCTGGGCCGCCCGCACCGTCGAGAACGGCGGCGGCGGCGTCGACTGGTCCCCCCTGCCGTCCGGCGCCGGCAACCCGCGCGCCCGCGTGCTGCAAGCCCAGTGGCGGCGCCTCCACGGCCTGGGCTGGGCCAAGGTCGGCAGCACCTTCGCCCTCGCCGGATGGCTCCAGGCCGCCGGCTACACCCCCAACCATGCGTCGGAATGGCACCTCGATCCCGCCACCGCCGACCGTGCAATGCGCCACCTGGGCGGCCTGATCCGCCGCCACCTGAACGAAGGAGACCCCACCGAATTAGCAAGCCCAAGGCATCAACCGCATTCAAGGTCTGGCTGGAAGACGGCACCGACGTCGTCGTTCTCGCCCGCTCGGCCAAGGGCGCGGCCAGCTACGCGGCGCAGGTCCAAGGCCTGCCCGTCGATCATCGCCGCCAGCCCGAACCGACGGAGGCCAACGATGCCTGACACCGCGTCCGTCACCATGGAAGACCTGAAGGCCGCTCACACCAAGTTCAAAATGCACATGAACCTGGGCGACTATCACGTGTCGATCTACGAGTGCGTTGAGTACCCGCAGCTTGGCGTCGTCTGCCGCACCCCCAAGAACCGCCGCGCGCCCAAGGACGTGCCCATGGGCCGCTTCTACGTCGTCGCCGGCATCGACCAGGACTTCGACACCCTGGCCGACGCCCTGCCGCACCTCAACGCGATCCGCGCCGCCGAGGCGGCCGAGGCAATGGAGGGAGCCAATGACTGACCTGTTCGGCAACGACGGGCGGGCCGAGAACGCCCTGAAGGAGCTGCGCCGCGAGAAGGCCATGCGCGAGCGCCTCTATCCCGATTGGGTCAGGTCCGGCCGCATGCGCCAGGACGTGGCCGACCGGCAGATGGCCGGCCTCGACGACGCCATCGCGCTGATCGAAGAGACCAACCCCTGAAAGGACCCCAGATGAAAAAATTTCCACGCCAGAAGACGCAAGACGAAATCCGGGCCGCCTGCCGGGCGGCCGGCTTCGAGATCGACACCCGCCGCTATGACCGGGGCAGTGATTTCGTGACGATCTACGGCACCTTCGCCGGCAAGGACCGGACGGTGATCTACGCTTCGCACGATGGCCGGTTCCTCGTCCAGGACGAAGAAGGCCAGGTGCGCTCCGAACGCAGCGCCGATCTCGACGGCACCGACTGGTACGACGCCATCATGGCCTTCCTCTACGTCGCGGCCGAACCCGCGATGGCGGGGTAAGCGCCATGTCAAATATCCAAGAAATGGCCGTGCATGCGGCCTTGAAGGCGTACCTGCACGACGACTACGAGCGGGATTACTCACTCGAGGAGTTGGCGGAGAACCGCGGGGCCATGACCCGCGCGTTGGAGGCGGCGGCAGCGGTCTACCGCCCTTGGGCACTACTTGCCGGGACGCTCCATGTCGGCTTCGATCCCGCCCGCGTCCAATGCCCCACCTGCAACGACACCCGCCAAGTGGTGCCCATGCCCGATGGCCCTGTGCCGGCGCCGAGCGAGCCGCGCGCCAGTGTGCCCGAGGGCGCACCGGCGACGGTCCCTTGCCCGGCTTGCCGAAAGGGAGCGTCCGATGCCTGACCCCGAAACCATGACGCCGGCGGAAGCCCTTTCCCGCAAGGAAGTGCCCGGCCTGTGGCAGGTCTACGACCGCCAGAAGAAGAACGGCCGCGTCCTGGCCGACGTTGAGGATGCCATCGCCCAGGCGCTGGCCGACGCCGAGGAACGGATCGAGGAAGGGCCCGCGGCCGGCGCTGCCCCCGACCCCGAACCGGAACCTGTGCCCGAGCCCGAACCGGAGCCCGCGCCGGCGCCGGCGGAAGAGCCTGGCCGGGCCGCGACGGAGAACCCCTTTGACCGCATCGCCAGGGAGAATGAACAGGCCAAGGCGGCGGCGGAAGCCGAGCCGGAGCCTATGGCGGTTCATCCGGACCTCGTTGCGGAAGCACAGGCAGAAATCCAACAGGCGATTGGAAGCGCCGCGGCCGACGGATCGTTGGAACTAGAACAGCCCCCCGCAATCGTCACCCTGGGCCGCCGGCCTGCCTTCGTCCCGCTCCATCATCTCCGGTCCCTGGAACGCCGCATGACCCGGCGCCGCCGGCGTCAGTCCCGGCGCCAGACCCTGAGTTCCTGCCCGCCTTGTGTGGACGTGCCGGCATGACGGATCGCGAAGACATCAAGGCCCGGGTCCGCAAGATCATGGAGCGCACCACGGCCCGGGGGTTCACCGAGGCCGAGGCGGCCGAGGCCATGGACAAGGCCGCGCGGCTGATGGCGGAGCACGGCCTTTCCGAGGACGACCTGGTGATGTCCGCCGTCCGGGCCCAACGGCCGGTGCGCTTCAACGCCCACGTGCGCGACCTGTTGGCGGTGACCGTGGCCAGGTGCCTGAACTGCGCCATCGTCAAGACCAGCGTCATGAACGGCACCGGGCACGTCACCTATTACGGCCAGGACCCGGCGCCGCAGATCGCGGCCTACCTGCGCGACATGCTGGAGGCCGCCGTCGACGCCGAACTGAGGGCGTTCCGCCGGACAACCCACTACAAGCGCAAGCGGACGAAGAAAGCCAAGGCCCGCGCCGCCCTGGCGTTCTGCGAAGGCCTGGTCACGCGCCTCAACAACAAGCTGTGGGAACGCTTCGGTTCGCAGGTTTCGGCGTCAAAGCGCCTGCGGGCCAGCCGTTACCGCGACGAACAGACCGGGCCTCTCGGCACCCTGGGCGCGCCCAAGCGCAGCGGCGACATGGACAGCAAGGGCCTGGGCTACAGGGCCGGCGCCGGCGTCGGTCTGGCCGACGGCATGGGCGGTGGCGCCGCGCCGCTTAAGATCGGGAGGCCGGGGTGAAGAGCGACTTTCCACCGGGCACGACCATGACGGCCGAAGACGCGGCAAAGAATGACAGCGTTGGCCTTGCCTATATCGAGGGCCGCGGTTGGTTCGTCTACGTCACCCAGCCCGACAGGTCGATCTACCATTATTCGCCTGACGACGCAGAAAAGTTGGCGAACGCATTGGCGGCGGACCCGGTCTTAAACGCTCGCTTTGTCCCGGCGCTGCGCCAGTTGGCGGCGGATTGCCGTTTGAAAACGGCGGCGACGGTTGGGTCCGGAAAGGGATAATCAACGTGCGCCTTCCCCCCGTCGAGACCTGGCCCCCCATGCTGCGCGAGCTGACCGAGATGCTGGGCGACGGCGGTGTCGGCGCGCTGAAGCTGGCGCGGGCCTTCGGCGGCCAGGCGCGCCACATTCCCCTTCGGGCGCGGCCGGGTCAGGTGATCGCCCAGGCTTGCGGCCTGGACGTGGCGCGCGCCATGAGCGAATTGCACGGGGGCGGCGTCGTGGAAATCCCCATGATCCCCACCGCCACCAAGAAGGTCCGCATCCTTCAGGCCGCCGGCAGCCACAACCGCGTGGCGGCCGAGATCGGCTGTACGCGCAGCCACGTGAAGAAGACCCGCCGCGCGGCCGAGCGCGCGGTGACGCCGCCGCTGCTGAAGATCATGGACGGAGATGGGTGATGCGAGATGTAAACATGCCGAGCCAGGCATACGGTGCAGGAAGGTCGCGGGTTCAAGTCCCGCCCGCTTCGGCGGTAGCTCAGATGGTAGAGCACCTGAAAACCGAGGGCGCCGGTTCAAATCCGGCAGAGGCCGAGTGCCTCTTAGCTCAGACTGGTAGAGCGCGGCGGTGTGGGGCGGGTGCTTCCAAGAAGGCCCGCCCCCGCCGGAAATCCGTGGCATGACCCTTCCCCTGTTCCCCGACCAGAACACGCCACGGGTGCCGCGCCGTAAACTGATGCACGTCGCCGACGCCGGCCGGGACATGGTGCGGCTTCAATGCCCGCACTGCGGCCACGACACGGGCTGGATTCCCGAAGAGCTTCCGGTGAGCGCCTACAAGCGCGGCATCCCCTGCCCGAAATGCAACGTCACAGAGCCGACGCCTTGACGAATTGGCGTCCGCGGCCCCATGGTGACGCCGCCCCGCGCACAGTGTTTCACGTGCAACGGGGGGAGCCGTCCCCCATGCCCCGGAAATCCCCCGCCCGCTAACTTGCGGGCATGAGCCGGCACTCATCCCCCGACGCGCCCAAGGCGCCCGATCTGCGTTCCCTCCTGGCCAAGCGCCTGGAGGATCACGAGGGCCGCGTGCGCCACGCCTACCAGGACAGCGAGGGCTTCTGGACCATCGGCGTCGGCCACCTGATCGACGCGCGCCGGGGCGGCGGCCTGCCGGACTTCATCATCGATCTCCTGCTCGACTACGACATGGACGTGGCCCAAGGCGACCTGGACCGCAATCTGCCCGACTGGCGGGGGCTGCCCTTCGGCCCGCGCCTGGCGCTCGCCGAGATGTGCTTCCAGCTCGGCTGGCCGCGCCTCGCCGGCTTCAGGAAGATGCTGGCCGCCGTCGCCGCCCGCGATTTCCAAACCGCCCACGATGAAGCCCTAGACAGCAAATGGGCTGTCCAGACCCCCGGACGCGCCCGCGATGTCGCGGGCCTGTTCCTGAAAACGGAGGACGACTTCCATGAAGATCTCCACGCATAAGAACTTCCTGCTCGGCCTGATCCTGTCACCCGTCGCCGCCGTCCTGCTGATCGGCGCCCTGCTGACCGGCTGTTCGTTCGTCGGCGGCCAGGCCGACAAGCGCCTGGGCGAGGCCTGCACGCCCGAAGTCCGTCTGCTGCGGGCCGCCCTGTTCACCGACCTGATGCACGCGCATTTCAACAAAGAAGTCCCGGCCCAGATCAAACAGCTTTCGCAAAAGCTGGATCTGATGGCCGAGGCCCTGACCGCCGGCGCCGGGCTCGACGCCGCCGGCGATGCCTACAAGCTGACCTTCGTCAAGACGGTCCTGGTACTGGCCGCGAAGCGGGGCGAGGAGATCAGCCTGCGCGGCATGGACGAGGCCGTCGACTGGCTGCGCTCGATCCCCGAGCGCGCCGTGGTGATCGCCGCCGATGTCAACGGCATCGAGGCCCGCGTGCAGATCGCCTGCGCGGGCCTGGCCAAACAGACCGGCTGACTTCCGTGGACGCGGCGCCCCGGATCGACTGGAAGCGCGCCGGCCTGGCCGCCCATGCGGCCGAGCTGGCGTATCGGGACGGCAATGCGTTGGCCGCCGGCGCCCGGCGGTTGGGGCTCGATGTCCTTCAGGTGCTGGCCGACGCCGGCTCCGGGGCCAACGCTTGCCTGTTGCGGGGCGACGGCCTGGCGGTCCTGGCCGTGCGCGGCACGGAGCGGGATTACCGGGACATTCTGACGGACCTGGATTTCCGCAAGCAGCGGCTTGCCCGCGCGGGCCAACACCTGAGCGGCGCCGAAGGGCGTGTCCACTCCGGGTTCCTGCGCCAGGCGGCGGCCGTGGTGAACGGCAAGATGGGCGCCGGCGTGCGCGGGCTGCTGGACGGCGGCACGCCCGTCATCGCCTGCGGCCACTCGTTGGGCGGCGCCGTGGCCCTGCTGGCCGCGATCTTCGTGGGCATCGAGGAAGCCTACACCTACGGCGCGCCGCGCGTCGGCGACCGGGCGTTCGCCCGGTGCGGGCGGGTCAATCTGGTCGAACACAACCGGTTCGTGCGGGC